ATCTCGTCAGGGGTTAGATTTTGCTTCTGGCTGGACATCATTCACCTTCTTTTCAAGTATGGGTGCGACCAAGTATTCTGGACACATCTGGGTAAATAAGCACTTTGGCTTCTGACACTCTGGTGCATGGAAATGATCAGGATTCTGGCACTTGTATCGATAACGATCTTCGCAGCCAGTCAGCAGTAAAAGAAGCAATAGATATCTCATTTTCCCAATCCTACTCTGCCCAGCAGTAAATTGACAATTTTGTCAGATAAGTCATCCGGCAAAAACTTCAAGAAGCCAAGAAACCATAATGCCACACACCCGTAAACGAATATCTTGAGGCATAGGTCAAAGGTCTTCTGGTACTCATTCACCGCCCACACCTTTTAGTGGTGTCACAAAACTCCATGAGTTCATAGATACCAATTCCGACCAGGAACAAAACAAAAGCCACACCGCCAATGATCATGGCCAACTCATTCATCTCTTCTTCTTTCTTTTTGGCCGCCTTCTCTGCCTTCTCTAAAGACCTCAGTTCTCTAGCATCATCGATATCCATCTGGTCCTGACGGGCTTTAATCTTATTCCAGACATCGACCTTACCTGTGGTCATAAAGAGCATCTTTAACTCTTCCTCAAAGGCTCTGGCCTGCTCCAGTGCCATCTCAATCTGGAGGGCGGTTCCCATGTTGGAACCTTTGCTCTTCTTTGCTTCGATCAGTGCCTTGGTGGCCGCACTCTTGGCATCGAACATTTTGCCAATCATTGGCGCGAGTGAGCCAAGGTCGGATGCGACCTTGCTGGCCTTCTTGACCATGCTGATGGCGTTTTGTATCCCTGCCAGGGCTAACATCGGGTCCATGATTACTTCCGTTCAATCTTTTCCCATTTAAGACAGATAACCCTCCGATTGTAGACATCACCGGTCCATGTCCACTTGACGCATCTGTACTCGATGGCCGCTAATAGGACCAGAGCATAAATCATGGCCAAAACAAAATGATGACAAAAAAAGACCATGCAATGGTCAGAACAAGCAAGGCCGCAGCAATGATTGCCACGGCCCAGTCTCTCATAGCCCGAATATTTTCTTGACGAATTCGGCAGCGACACCTGGTCCAAACAAGACCGCAATGATCACCGCATAGAGCAAGTATTCAATCTTGGTCATGCGCTTGTCCCCATCGCGCAGTGACCGATCAATGTTGTTGTATCTCTCTAAACAGATCGCCTCATGCACGGCAAGCCTTTTGTCAATATCTGCATCCATGATCACTCAGCAGCTGGCGCTTCTTTAGGAACTTGCGCTTCAGCCTGTTCTTTAATCTTTACGATAAGAGGCCAGCATCCGCTACTCGAGGGCAGTTGCCCCAAAGTTTGTAATACAAAGTTAATCTCGTTAACGTCTAACTCTAATTTCATGCTGCACTCCAAGGCAAAGCAGTATTTGCAGGGCTAACAGGAGGTGTAATCATTGAGTCAATCTGACCTTGAACACACGCTTGTGCGCTTGCAATAGCGTCAGCAGGAATCCAACCAATGACGATTGCTTCTGTAAGGCTTGCATAAGGCACTATTGCACCCTCTTGGTCAGCAGAATTGAATTGTGTGTTGCCACCGATTGATGCAGTGTATTCACCAGATACCCCTTCTACTTGCCAAATTGCATTAACAACATAGTCAGGTGAGGGTTGTTGCAGGGTGTACATTGCTGTAATGCGGGTTGTAAAAGTTGTCATGGTGTTACGCTTTCTTGAGCCGCTTGATAAGCACTAACAATTTCAGCAGTCCATGCTGTATTGCAGATAGCAACAACATTGGCGGGAACGCCTGTTAGGTCTTGTGCGGGTGTGAGTGTTGAACGGCAATAGGTTTTGCTTATTTCTTTGCCGTCTTCCATAATGCGAGTTGCTTCACGATAGAGAACTGTGCCGTTTTCGGCAATAGTAATTTGGTCTACTGCAATTGATTTAGTTAAAGACATTTTGATTTCCTTTTGAAGTCAGCCCCGACAGTCCAGCCGAGGTAATTGGGGTTAATCGGTAATAAAACAACCAGAACAATATATAAGAGTATTTGCTTGCAAATCTGCGCCTTGCAACAGAGAAGAACCAGAAACAGTGTCATTTGTTGGAAAAATAATTTTTGTCGAATTAAGTTCGCAATACGCTCTGATATTAGGTTTAGCATTTACAAGGATTCGTACAAGTCCCATCGACAGGCTTCCTATATTTTCGGTTTGATTCCTAACTGGAAAAGGGAGATTATTTACAGTAACGTCACCTGTTGGGCTAGATACGCTTGCAACAATAATATTACATTCGACAAACACTAAAGACCCAACTTTTCTGTAGTACCCAGACTGAACTGTGTAAGTTACAGAACCACTTGTTGAAAAAGTAAACGCAGGAACCCAAACTCCCTCCTCATAGTCATCCAAAGTATTAGCGTTTGATGATGCTGATTGAGTTGCGGGGAATGTGATGCCTGTGCCAGCGTTAGGGACTGCGCCTTCAAGTGCAACTGTCTGGTTGTCTGCTGTAGAGATAAGTGGATTCCCATCCCCATCAGACAGCACGATGTAGTTGCTTGCTGTGCGAATGTCTAAGCCACCTTGGTTGCCGTTGTAGCCGCCAAGAATTGTATTCTTAGAGCCTGTGGTCATACTGCTACCAGCGGCAGTACCAGTCCCTCTACCAACAAAAGTGTTGAAACTACCAGTTGAGGAGTAACCTGCGCCTACACCTGCAAAACAGTTTTCACTTCCTGTTGCAGAATAGCCAGCAACTTGACCAATAAAAACATTAGACCCACCAGTTTGATTTGTATACCCCGCTTGATAACCTACAGCCGTATTGTTAGATGCTGTGGTGTTGGCAGTAAGAGCCAAATTACCCACAGCCACGTTGTATGAACCACTTGTTAACAGACTAAGAACTGCTCGTCCAACACCAATATTGTCAGAGCCTGTTACACCTGCGCTGTTATTCATTACATAAGAGCCAAGCGCAGTGTTGTTACTTCCTGTAGTAATTACTCGTCCAGCATCATTACCAACAACTGTATTGTCTGAACTTAAAATGGAGGCGCCAGCCCGATGCCCCACGGCAGTATTGGTTGCGCCTGTGCTATTTCCCGCCAAAGCACTAGTACCCACCGCAACATTGGAAGCCACAGCACCACCACCACGACCAACAGTATGACCATTAATAGTAATGTCATTAGCAAGCGCATTAGATGAAGCACCCAATGCAATAGCAGTTCCACCAATGGTGATTGAACTATTTACTAAACCCGCATTAGGTAAGCCTGTGCAGCTTGTTAAAGTTCCACCAGAGGGCGTACCCAATGCACCATTGAACAATACTGGCGCACCCGCAGAGCCTGTATTAACCGCTAGAGCAGTAGCAATACCAGTACCCAACCCAGAAACACCTGTGCTAATTGGCAAACCAGTTGCATTAGTCAATGTTGCGCTTGTTGGAGTTCCAAGGATAGGAGTAACAAGTGTCGGGCTTGTCGCAAAGACATTAGCACCGCTACCAGTTTCATCTGTCAAAGCAGCCGCTAGGTTTGCACTTGATGGAGTCGCTAGAAAGGTTGCTACACCAGTTCCCAATCCTGATACACCTGTAGCAATAGGAAGACCTGTAGCGTTCGTTAAGGTTGCGCTAGTGGGTGTTCCAAGGATAGGAGTTACTAGGGTAGGGCTTGTTGACAATACATTGTTGCCAGAGCCTGTACTTGTGCCAACACCAGTACCGCCCTTGGTGACTTTCAGCAACGGGCCTGCATCAAACAATGCGTCAATCAAGTCTAAATCTGTATTGACTTTCGTTCCCCAGGTGTCAGTGGATGCACCAACCTCTGGTTTGGTAAGCAATAGATTCGTTGTGGTTGTATCTGCCATATTTACCCCTATGCGGCTATTTGCCAAGTTTCGCTATTATCCGCAATTGCAGTCCAAGTTTCACTGCTGTCAGCAATTGCATCCCATGTTTCTGATGTGTCTGTGATCGGTGTCCAGGTCTCTGCATTGTCAGAGATCGCATTCCATGTTTCTGCCGTGTCAGACTCTGCCACCCATTTTAGATTGCCGGCAATCGTCATGGATGACTGGCAAGTGAAATTGATTGGCGTGCTTTGTCTTCTCTGGCCGTTGATCGTCATGCCAGATTCGGCTGCAATCAGCACAGACTGATTGACGATCACGCTGGTGGCCACAGTCATCACACCAAAGTCTTCAATCAGGATTTGAATCAGTGGGACCCTAATGGCCGCCACAGACATGGCGCTTTCATCTACTGATGTGAATGCACCAATGGCCACCCTGATGGCCGCAAAGCTGGCGCTAGAGCTTGCCGCAAGTGTCGATGCACCTATGGCATACCGCACCGCATTGGCGGCCATGGTGCTGGCGCTTGTGGCTGTGGCCGCGCCAATGGCAATGCGTTGTGCAGCAGCTGTGGCAGTGCTAGACGCTGAGATCGAGAAAGATGCTGTCTTGACGACATTGGCGCTGACTGTCTCTGTGCTAGAGGCTGAAACAGAAAACGCGCCTATGCAGACGCGCTGTCCATTGATTGCAGCCGTGCTTGTGGCTGCAAGGGTGACTGCCCCAAGGCTTACGCCATAGGAGTAATTCCCTTGTCCATACGGGCCAAGACCATAGGCTGCCATGTCATGTCAATGTGACATCAAGGTCGCCAGCTGGAATGCGCAGCACATCGCCATCATTGATGGTGCGTGCAGTTGATAGCGCTGCCCAGGCTAATAGATTGCCGGAAGTAGATGCATCAAAGATGCCGGCCCAGCCAATTGATCCCCAGTTTCCACCGCTGGCAGCTGCAAACTCGATGGCCGCTGCGTTTGTTGCGTTTGTGGGGCTTGTGCCGGAGACAGTAATCGTGCCAGTCACCACTCGCGCATAGGCATTGCCAGACACTTCAGTGCCACCACCAGTGTCACTAGGTGCAGCCGTGAAGAGGCCAACATACCAAGCCGTGGGGCGTGTGACAGAGCCTGTGGTCAGCAAGTAAGTTAAAACTAGGTTTTCGGTGTAGTCGGTAAAAGATGACATATCAGTCCTTATCCAAAAGTCTTAGCACGGGTCAGCAATGCACCACCAGAGGAGGCGCTTCGATCATCGGCAGTTTGTGAATCATTTAAGGCTCGCTCATAGAGTGTCGCCCACACTTGGATTCTCGCATCATCTTGCAAGTATGGTGCAGCCTGGAGCAATGCTCCATACAGATAAATGTCGGGGTTTGATGTCAAAAGCCAATTAGTCGTGTTGCTAGTTGATAACTTTGACAACTTTGCGTAATAGGTCAGCTCGGTGGTGTAGGTGGCATCAGGTGTTGGGACAATGCGAAACTGGCCACCAACAATGCCAAAGAATTTGGGCTTGCCGCTGGCCGTGTACTTGGTCATCTCAGCATCTAGTGCGTCAATGCTCAAGAATGACAGTGGGGTCTGTGGGTTTGTGCTTGTGAGCTTGAGGGATTTGGTCTCCAAAAAGTCAGCAGGCACAGCGCCATACTGCGCATCAAAAGACGCATTGGCCCTGACGATCATCTGCCTGGTGCGCAGTGTTCTTTCTACTTGTGCCTCGGCCAGAGAGATAAAGTCAGGAATGACAGCGGTCAGGTCGGCTCGGTTGAGCCAGTCACCAATGGATGTCTTTAATTCCGCGTATGTAGTCAGTGCCATTATTGGGCCTCTTTTTCCATTTCCTCTTTCACAATCCAAGTGTGTTCATGGCGAAATTCAAAAGTGCCAATGTGGCCAATTTCCTTTGAGACATCATGGTCGATGTAGACCTTGTAACCTAGCTCTTGAGCTTTCTTACAAAAGAACACATCCTCACCCATGTAGCCCCGTGTGGTCTGCCACGGCATATCAAACCATGGCTCACTCATGCCCTCAAACACCTCGCGCTTGATCAGCATTATGCCCGTTCCAATGCTTCCCACCTCTTCGATTCCAGTGGATTCTGGCATGGTGTAGACCGCCTGGCGCTTGCC